GGCCGCATCAACGATGCGCACGGCCATGTCGCGGGCTGGCAGGAAAAGTATATCGGTTCGGGCGGCGGATATGCCGCCGTCCGGCCGTCTAATTCCTCCAGCGGACCGGACAGCCCCGGCGCGATCACGAATTATCTGGAAAACGGCCACGCACGGCGCAGGCCGAGCGGGCGCGCCAAGCGGTACCGCCCCCGCATCAAGGTGCTGTACGTCAATGGCCGCGGCTTTTACAGCGCGGTACGGCCGTCGCTTGCCCGCATGCTGCAAAGCGAGGTCACGCGCTGGGGCGATGAAGTAGCCACACGACTGGGAGGCAAGTGAATGCTGACAGTAAAAGAAATCATGGACGGGGTGAACACCATCCTTGTCCGGCTGTACCCTGACCGGACGGTGTACACCGATGTCATTCCGGAGAAGTTTGACCGGCCGAGCTTTTTCCTGCGGCCGGAGGGCCGCAAGGTCACGTCCCGCACCGCGGGCGTGGTCGAGGTGGAGCAGATGGTCACCGTGCAGTGCATTGACGAGGTCGGCGACCGTTATGAGACCGAGACTGCGCGGCTGTATGAGGTGACCGAAACCCTGACCGCTGCATTTTTGCAGCGCGGCGCGCTCATCTGCGGCGACCGCAGGCTGACAGCCGACCGTATTGATATATCGCGTTCGCTCGACGTGGCGGACGTGACCATCACCGTAATTTATGAAGACGACCGCCCGGCTGCGCCGGAGACACAGCCGCTCATCGAGGATGTGTCGCTGGGCACCGCGCCGAAGGAGGCTTAACATATATGGGATTACCCTCTATTGATATTACATTCCAGACCGCCGCGCAGGTCACGATCGCGATGGGCGACAAGGGCTATGTCGGCCTGATCGTGCGCGATACGCAGGAGGCGGGCGCGCATTATCTGACGCGCGCATCTAAAATCCCGTCCACACTGACGGAGGACAACAAGGCGTACATCGAGCGCGCTTTTCTGGGCTATGTCAACCCGCCCAAGGCGGTGTATCTGTACGTCACGGATGCAGAAGACACCAACCTCGCGGAAGCGCTGGCGTATTTCGCCACGCAGGAGGTGGACTACCTGTGCGGCCCGCCCGACCTGACCTCGACCGAGGCGCAGGCGATGGTGACCTGGCTCAAGGAGCGCCGCGAGGCGCACAGCCACATCAAGTGCGTGCTGCCCGAGCAGGTGGCGGACTACGATCCGGTCGTGGATTTCGATGCGGAGGGCATGACCGACGGTACCGAGACCTATACGGCTGCCGAATACTGCTCGCGCATTGCGGGCATTCTGGCGGGCACGCCGTGGACGATGTCCGCGACCTATGCGCCGCTGCCCGAGCTGACCGACATCACCCGGCTGGACAAGGAGGACGCGGATGCCGCGATCGACGCGGGCAAGCTGATCCTGATCCACGACGGGCGGCAGGTCAAGATCGCCCGCGCGGTAAATTCGCTGACCACCACCACGCTCGACCACGGGCCGATCTTCCAGAAGATCAAGGCGCTCGAGGTCATCGACCGCGTGGACGCGGATTTCCGCGCGACCATCGAGGACACGTTCATCGGCAAGTACGCCAACAGCTACGACAACCGCATGCTGCTGGTCACGGCCGGCCGCAACTACTTCCACGAGCTGGAGGAGGCGGGCATCCTGCTGGAGGGCGGTTCCTCGCTCGACATCGACACCGAAGCGGTGCGCGACTACCTGGGCACCGCAGGCGATGAGATGGAGGATGAGGAGCTGCGCCACGCGGACACCGGCTCGCATGTGTTCCTCATCGGCACGTTCACCATCCTCGACGCGATCGAGGACGTGACCATCAGAATCACGGTATAAACCGTATAGGGGGCTTCCAAAGCCCCCTATATACAAAAGGCAGTTCCGATGAAACTGCCTTTTGATACCCGAAGGACGCCGTCCAAGACGGCTGGGACGGGGTATCAAAACGCAGGTACACGCCCTGCGTTTTGATGCAAACCGCGGGGCGGTTTGCTGGTTGAATGCGCGCTGCGCGCAAGGCGCAGCAGACAAGGAGGTTTTTATATGAGCACAAGCATGGATTCGGCCGCGCGCGTCATTTCCGGCACGCACGGCCAGGCTTGGATGGACGACGACCTGTGCGGCGAAACGCTCGGCTTACAGGCCAAGGTGGCCGTCAACAAAGAGGACGTGGCCATGTGCGGGCAGTTCATGGTCGACAGCAAGGCCATGAGCGCCAAGGGCACGGGCACGATCCGTTTCCACAAGGTAAACAGCCGCATGGCGATCAAGATGAGCGACAACCTGAAAAACGGCAGGGACACGCGCGTCAAACTGATCTCCAAGCTGGACGACCCGGACGCCTACGGCGCGGAGCGCGTGGTCATCTACGATGCGTCCTTTGACGATTTGACGCTTGCCGACTGGGAAGCCGCGGCAAAGGGCCAGATCGAATGCCCGTTTACATTTACGCGCTGGGACTACCTCGATTTGATCCAGCCCAGATAAGGAGGATACCGAAATGGCAGAGAAAAAGGAAAACCGTACGCCGACCACGGTGGAAAAGCTGCTCGGCGTATGCACCCGCGCGCCGCAGGAACAGATGCTGCGCTTCAAGAGCTGGACGGACGCGGACGGCGAGCCGGTCGTGTTCCGCATCCGCGAGCTGAGCTACAACAAGGTGCGCGAGATTCAGGACATGAACCTCGGAAACAACGCGGGATTTACCGCCGCCATCATCACGGCGGGCGTTGTCGAACCCAATCTGCGCGATGAGCGCCTGCAGAAGGCGGTGGGCGCAGTCACGCCGTATGAAGTGGTTTACAGGATGCTGCGCGCGGGCGAGGTCGCGGATTTGCAGGCGGCGATCGAAAAGCTGTCCGGCTACCGCGGCTCGACCCTGCAGATTCTGGCAGGCATCGAAAAAAACTGAGAGAGGACGACGAGACGTTTGTGATGTACCTGCTTTTTAAGCAGCATCACGTCTTGCCGTCCGACTACCTGAAACTGCCGCCCGGTGAACGGCTGGTGCTTCAGGCGTTTGTGCTGGCCGAGTGCCTGCCCAAGACGCTGGAGGGCATCCGCTGGCGGGCGGAAAGCGAGCGCATGAGCTGGAAGGAGGCGGGGCTGGATGCCTGATGTATCGATCGCACTGAGCGCGAAGGACAATTTCTCGCAGACGCTCCGCAAACTGGCCAGCGCAGCCAATACCAGTGTAAACGATGTGGACGCGCTCCAGAAAAGCCTGACCAAGCTGAATAACACCCGGGCAAACCTCAAGCTTGACCTGTCCCGCGCCAAAAGCGAGCTGCGCGAAGCCGAGAAGCGCTTCAAGGCGACCGGCGATGCGGCCGACGAGCTGGCGCTCAAGGACAAACAGATCGAGTTTGACAACCTGACCAGCCAGCTCAAGGCGGTATCTTCGAGCGCACAGGCCGCTGAAAAGAACATGATGTCGCTGGCAGGCACGAACAGCAAGCTGTCCAACCGCGCGACCAGCAGTAAGTCCATGCTCAGCTCACTGGGCTCGGCGCTGGCGACCGCGGGCTTCGGCGATATGCTGAGCGGCAGCCTGTCGCAGGCAGGCGGCGCGTTGCTCGGCTCCTATTTCGGCACGAGCAACGGCGCAGCAGTAGAATCCCTTTTAAGCGGAACAATTTCTGGAGCGACGATGGGAGCTGCAGCCGGGTCAATCATCCCGGGTGTCGGCACTGCGATCGGCGCTGCCGTGGGCGGCGCGATCGGCGCAGTGTCCGGCGGCATCGAGGCAGTAACACAGAAGTTTGAGGAAGCGGACGAGGCTTTCAAAAGCTATGTGCAAGAACAATATAATGCTGTGCAGGAGCGGCGCGCGGAAGAACTGTCCAGCGGCAGCTCGATTGCTGGCAGCCGTGAACAGACGCAGATGGCCTTTGCGAAGGCGCTTGGCGGCGACGAGGCTGCGGACGCCTACCTCGAGCAGGTGCGCGAGATGGCTTCCCGCACCAACTACACCTACGACGAGATCACGGGCTATACCGAGCAGCTGCTCAACTCTTACGACCCGTCTGAGATCTTCGAGGTCTTGGGCGACCTGTCCGACGCGACAGCCGGCTTGAACCTCAACAGCTCGGATGTCTCGCTGTGGGTGTCCGGCCTGAACCGCATGCGCATCACGGACAAAGCCACGATGGAGTATCTCAACTACTTCTCCGAACGCGGCCTGAACGTGTACGAGGCGCTGAGCGAGGCGCTCGGCGTGCAGGAGAGCGCGGTGCAGGAGCTGGTTTCCGATGGCAAGGTAAGCGGTACGACTGCCGCAGACGCAATCCTTGACTATATTGGAGAACTCTACGGCGGCTTATCTGACAAACTGGCCGGAAGCTATGAAGGGCTAATGGCCAATATAGAGGATATGAACGCCGACCTTGATGCGGCAATGGGTGATGCCCACAATGAGGCGCGAAAGCCTGCATTGGAAGAGCAGCTTGCATGGCTCGATGGCGATGCTGGTGACAAAATGGCCGATCTCAATGCGCAGATCGGAGAAATGCAGGCCAATTTGGAGAATCTCCAGGAGCAAAATTACCGTGATGTATTTAACGGTATGTTCACCGGCATTATCCCTGAAGATATGGACGAGCAAATCGCTGCCCAGGTCGAAGAACTGCACCAGAAGTATCAAGAGGCGTGGGCGACGATTGGAAACGCAACGGCTTCCGATGCCGAAGTGCTTGAAGCGCAGGCGCAGTTGACAGAGGCAAAAGGTGAAGCCGAGGCGTTGGCATACAGCGCATACATGATGTCAGATGGCGTTGATATAGCAACTCAGGCCAATGTGGCCTTGGCAGAGGGCATAGCGGCAGGCTCTGGCGACGCATACAGGAATGCGGGACTTACCTTGTCGCAAACTTTATCTCAAGGTATTGTTGCTGGCTGGGAGGCAAATAAACCTGTGCTTTCGGCTCCGACCATACAGAGTCCGACGATGTCATTTTCTGATGACACAGTTATCCGTATCGCCGGTGACGGTAAACCGAGCGCCATCGGCGAGAACCGCGTACCGCGCGACAACACTCTGTATCTGCTCCATGAAGGCGAGCGGGTACTGACCGCGCGCGAGGCGCGCGCCGCAGACCGAAAGGAAAGCGGCGGCAATGTGGTCGTCAACATGGGCGGCAACTACACCGTCCGGCAGGACAGCGACATCGACGCGATCGCGGAAGCAGTCGCCGCCCGTATCCTCGCGGCGAAGCGCACACTGCGGCCGCGCTGAGGGCAAAACAAAAGCCGCCCCAGAGGGCGGCAAACATAGACAAAAGACGACAGCGTATGCTATAATCTGTGTGGACGCTGTTACATATGGCGGTCAGCCCACCTTTTCCCCGCGCATTATACCGCGAGGGGAGGTGATGCGAATGTGGAAAAAGGCTTTGCAGCTTTTGTTTTGCGCGGCAATTTTGCTTTGCGCAATGTCCATAAAAGCGTGTTGACCGCTCGGCTGGCCCCGAACGGTCAACTTGTGTTGATACCCAATAAGGGCTGATTGCTGTAACAGCGTCCCTTTGTATAGATATTATATCATACGCCCCGTCTTTGTCAAGCAAGGCAGAGACGGGGCTTTTATTTTGGGGAAAGGAGGGCGAAACCATGCCAATTATCGGCGGCGGGGTCATCGGCGGTACGGTTGCCGGCATTGCCGGTATGCTGGTTGCCCGGCAGATGCAGGCGTATCGCCCGGTCAAGCGCCGCATCATTTTCGTCAATCTGACGACCGGGAAGGAGGTCGTGCTGCCGGTGACGCCGCAGCAGTTTACGATCAACCACGGCGTAAACATTGAGACAGTCAACATCACGGGTTTCGGCGATGTGCATCTCGCGGGCGACCAGACGCTGTTTTCCGAGCCGCTCGAATTCATGCTGCCGGTGCAGTATTATCCCTTCAACGATGCGACCACCGTGCTCGACCCCTATTATTACATTGACTTTTTCGAGTTGACGAGCGATAACAAACAGGTTTGCCGCTTTATCGTGTCGGACAGCTCGACCCAGTGCGAGGTGTTGATCGAGAACCTGCAGTACCGCCAGCAGGAGGGCGTAGGCGACTATTACTGTACGCTGACCCTGCGGCGGCACCGCCAGCCGAACCCGGTGCGGCTCGTGGGCGACGGCCAGCAGGCCGC